GAGGTGAAGGCCCGGTTGTTGTAGACGATGCCCCAGGTCATTTCCCGAGGGGTGAGGCTGGCGGGCCACTCGATAGCCATCGCGCACTCCAGAAAAAAGAAAACCCGCCGATGCGGGTATGGGGAATCATCCTCAAGGCCCCGGCCGCCGGCTCCACAACCACGGACGGGGATGCGCCATGCCGGCGCTACTGACCTAGGAGGTCGCGATGAGTCGTGAGATAGATCCAAAGGGCTTGGAGAAGATGCTAGACGGGATCTTCAAGGAGCTGCATCACCACCAGTGCATCCTGAGCGCGCTTGGAGCGTTCATCGAGGAGCACCACGGCAAGGACGCTTTCAACAACCTGTGCAGCAAAGCAATGCGAACCGCAGACACTCTGCCGCATGGGGCGACTACCGCACCCGACAAGGCAAGGATCCAGGCGATTCTGGCTAAAGCCCGTACTTAGCGGGGTCTATGCTGAGAGCCTCTTCCAGCATGCTAAGCCGCTGACCGATAGCGACATCGGCGGCGGTCTGCTGCTGGACGGACGCCTGCAGCGCCAGCAATTGCTGCTCGATCCGCTGCAGGCGTTGCTCCGCTTCCTCAGCTGCCTTGGCGCGCTGCTCAGCCCAATCGTTGGATATGCCGACACCAATGCCGCTCATATAGAGCGTGCCATCTTCGGTCTGGCTGATCGTTACCCCTGAGCCGTGCTGTTCGTTGCTCATACCTACTCCTGCGGCGGTGCCGCTCTGAAATCTACTTCTGCTTACGGATCATCTGCATCAGCGGCCCGTTGCGCTTCACGTCCTGGACCGCCAGTTGGTAGCCGGCCCGGGCGCCCTCTTCCGCCGCGCGGTTGATGCGCTGCAGGGTCGCCTCGTCGGCAGTGCCCATAACCTGGATGGGTACGCTGATGGATGCCCCGCCGGCGGATGTAGGTATCGCCGCACCGCCGGACTGACCGCCAGCAAGTGCTCGGACGCCAAGAGAGCCATCCGCTGCGCGCGTCAGCGGCATGATCGCCTCCGGCCCGGCCTCACCCATCAGACCAAGACCGCCGCTGTGCGCGAACGCGGTGGGCGTCGCAACCACCTGGTTGGTGAAGGCTCCGCCGTTGGCGAACATCTGCATGCCGTTTGCCCAGGCGCCGCCCATTGCCTGGGTCTTGCTGAAGTAGGAAATCAGTGACTGCCCGGCTTCAGAGCTTTTCGCAGAAGAGATTGTGGAGACCAGAGCCTCTCTAACCTGGATCCGGATCAGATCACTGATGATTGAGTCCGCGAGGTCTTTGACGCTCAACTTGCCAGTCTTGACGAAGTTGGTCAGTGCGTCCTCCGACCCTTTGAACGCGTTTTCGAAAAGGCTTTGCGTCTGCTTGGCCGCATTGCCCGTCTGATCCATGTAGTTGTTCCAGGCATCGCCTGCGCCGACCGTCCAGTCCTGAGCCAGCTTGTCGGATTTTTCGTAGTAATCCTGCTGATTCCGGATCGCCTCCTGAAGGCCCAGCTCGATTTTCTCGCTGGCCTCCCGGTACTGGTCGGACCCGAGAAGATCCTTGGGTGTGGCTTTGTCCAGCTGCTCCTGGTACCGCTGGAATTCGCGATAGATCGACTTCTGCTGGTTCAGGCGCTCCCGGAATTGGTCACCCAGCCCAGCGCCGTCCAGCTGGCGTCCGTATTGCTCCTGCTGCGAGGCCAGAGAGCTGGCAATGGACGCATCCAGTTGGGCCGCACGCTCAGTGAGCTTCTGCAGCTCCTGCTTCTGGGCGATCTCCTGTTCGATAGCAGCATTTTTCTGCAGCTGTGCCTTGATCTGGTCCTGGCTGGCCAGCAGGCTCTGCTGATCAGCCGTCAGCGTCTGCTTGGTCTTCAGGTCAGCAATTTGCTGCTCGAACTGCACCAGCTTCTGCTGAGCGCCGGTCAGTTTGGTGGTGCTGGAAAGCTGCTCTTCCAGGCTGCTCTGCTGCTGACGCAGAGCCAGGAGAGTTCGAGTGGCTTCGTCGTCGGTGTAGGCCTTGGCCCGCGGGGCTGCCTTCTCCTTGTATTTGTCCTCGATACCCGCGCGCGCCGCCGCGTAGTCGCGCTCGATCGCAGCGGTGTCGACATTGACACCCTTCAGCGCCTGGATGCGCGCCTGGTCGAGCTTCTGAATCTCGAGCTTTTTCTTCCCTTCCTTGTCGAGGTTGGACAGGTAGCTCTGGTGCAGCGTATTCACCGCCTGGATGGCGTTGCGCTCTGTTTCCGCCGACTCGCCCTGCGCCTTCGACTCAGCATTGGCCGCGTCTCTCTGCTTGATCAGCAGGTCCAGCTTTGCCTGGTACGCCGTGTTGTCGTAGCCGCCGAGCTTCTGGCGCTTCTCGATGAACTCGCTTAGCTGGGTGATCTCCTGCTGCAGCGACTTCTCGCGCCCGATGTCGAGCATCGCATCCCAGGCAGACTTGGCTGTGCTGGTGATTCCTTTCCAGGCCGCCTCGATAGTGCCGAGGTTTTCCTTGATGCCCTTGGCGCGCTCTTGAAGGGCACCGGCATAGGTCGCCTCGGCCAGGTTGGCAGCGGCCGTCTTGTTGCCCTGCTCTTCCAGCGCCTGGATCTGCTGATAGACCGCGGCAGTGAGGTAGTTGTATTGCTCGTTCAGCGCGGCCGAAGCCTTAGTGGGCTCGTCGGCCAGCCGCTTGAACTCGGCAACGGTGTCAGCCACTGCCTTCCCGGTAGCGGACTCCCAGGCCACGGCGGCGATCGCCATGTCCTTGAATTGATCGCTGGTCAGCGACCCGGTGGCCACCAGTTGCGCAAGAGCATCGGCAGCGGCGCCGGTGGTACCGGTCACACCGCTGACCTCTTTGGCCAGGTCAGCCATCTGCCCGGTGTTCTTGCCGGCCAGGTTTCCGGTAGAGACCAAGGACACACGGAAGGCATCTTGCTCAGCGCTGCCCTGCTTGTAGGCCAGCACCAGTGCGCCAACCGCAGCCGCGAGCAGAGTCGCCGGGTTGATAATGCCGACGATATAACCACCCAGGGCGCGAGCGGCAGGGCCGATACCGCCGAACATGTCCTTCAGCTGTCCGCCCTGCTGCAGCAATACGGTCAGGGGCTGCTGGCCGGCCTGAAGGCTGACCACGATGTCCGTGAACTGTGCCGGCACGCCACGCAGCGCCGCGGCCTGGGCCTTGGCGCTCATGGTGTACTTTTCGTTAGCTGCGCTCGCGCCGGTCAGGCCGTCGCGCATGGCGTTGAGCTTGCCCAGATACTCGGCATAGTCGTCGGCCGGCAGACGGTTTGCCTTGCGATGGGCAGCCAGTTGCTGCTCCATCTTGTCCAGCTCGCCCAGGCGCCCCACCACCGGGTCGATCTTGCCCAGCAGCTTTTCCAGGTCGTTCTGCTGCTTGGTGGTCTCGGTCTTGAACCGCTGCATGGAGCGCGAGGCACGGTCCATGCCCTGCTCGAAGCCGCCGGTCTTGGCAACCAGGTCAAGCGTCAAACTACCGAGGGAGCGGGTTGCCATGTTTTCTCCAGCCAATAAAAAACCCGCCGAAGCGGGTTATTTGAGATGGGACTTCAATATTTGAATGGAGCCGGATCGCCAAGCAGTGGCTGCGGCTTATCCCACATATCTCGGTACCCTCGCACCTGGTAGGAATAGCCAGGCCTCAGATCCAAGACCAGGCCAACCTGGCCGCCACCGGCGCACATAGCGTTGTTCTTGATGCTCAGTTGGGCGGGCCCAGGGGCGTGATATAGCTTCACGCTCTGGCCCTGACCGGTCTCCGCAGCGAGCTTTCCGTCCAAATAGACGGACATTCCGGCGCCGAAGCAGCTGGCCATCCCTGAATCCTGGGTGAAGACGATCCTGGCATCATCCGGGCCGGACTTCCGGGAAAACGCATAGATGTTCGACTGCGAAACTTGCTTCGCCGCGTCTGGCGACACAGGACTGGTTTCACAGCCGGTCAACGCCAACATCAGAGCGGCACACACCACCAACTTGCGCATAGCGATAACGCCTCAAATCCATGTGAAGTGTGAAGCGTAGCACCAAATTTTGGCGCTACTTTGCAGTGCGTCGGCGACGATCAGTGCCATAGCTCCCGCGCTCGCTCGACGGAGATGCTCGACCAGTCGTCCTGCTCCTGGGTCAGGGCCGCCTCGTAGGGCATGAAGGCCTCCATCTCTACCTCACCACCATGGATCCGGCTCATCACTGTGGCCAGCATGGCGAAGCCGTGCTCCAGGCGATTTCCCAGGTTCAGGCTACCGCGCCGGCGGATGTAGGCGTACCAGTCCATCACCTCGGCGTAGGTCAGCCGCTCCTTCGCCTCGAGGATCGTGCACCCGCCGATGCCGTGCAGCACAAGCTCGTGCCACACCTCATCGGCGGGGGTCAGTTTTTTGCGGCGCCCTTCCCGATGCCGTTGACCTCGTGCACCGCATTGAGCAGCGCGAAGGCCAGGTTGGGTTCGAGGTTCAGCGCGTCCTCGTAGGGGATCTGCTCGTCGCCCTGCTCACCCAGCAGCACGCATTCGCTGATCAGCTTTGCATTGCGACTGCGCTTGGCCACGGCGGCTTCGTCCTCGCCCTCGGCAGGCGCGTACAGCTTCTCGATCACGCCGAAGGACTGACGCTTCACCAGCACGGTGAACTCGTCGATCACCGGCTTTTCCTCTTCATCCAGCTTGCCACGGTCCCACTGGATGGTCTTCTTCACCGGCGCCGCTTCGACAAAGGCGCCGGCGGCTTTCAGGTCTTTCAGCTTCATGGCGACTCCTTAACTGGCGCTCTTGGGCGTCCAGGCGCCGGGGCCGGAGCGCTGGATGGTCAGAGCGGTGCTCACGACAGTGTTGGTGGCGAAATCGAACGGGAAGTCGGAGACGTAGCCGTCGAAGGTGAACCAGGTACGGGCGGGCGGCAGGGTGAAGTCGCTGCCACCGCTGGCGACGGTCGGCGGGACAGTGCCATCCGAGAAGCCCACCGCGAACTTCAGATTCGCGTCGCTATCGTCGGCGGCGAGCTGCGCCAGGCGAACGTGGCTGGCCTTGGT